CGTATCTTATCCGCACATTTGTCCCAATCTTTACGGGAAATTTTTCTTTTTTTGATACCGTTTATATCCGTCATTTCAGCCCCAATTACTCATGCCCGCATAAGATTGTTGTGGTTTCGCTCTGACGGGTTGCGTCATGGCATGACGCCTCATCTGCACCGCGTAACGGGTAGCGTCCATCAAGTCATCGTTGAGTTTTACGATTTCACCGTCCTTGCGATGGTACATTCGCCACTCATCGAACCAATCTTTCAGGTGCGAAAATACCTTGAACCGTCCGGTTTCCATGCGCGATAGAATTTCCAGAACGCCGACTTCGACGCCATTCCCTCCTTGGCCTTCCTTTTGCCCTATCGAGGGTGGATTTGAGAATGGCTGGAAGTGCATGTTACAACCCATGGATCGGTATAAATCCGCCATGGGTTTGCCGGATTTCGGGTCATGCTTCATTCCGTCATGCGGCCATGCGATTGGAACCCATTCCCCACGCGATTTGATGGCTTGCGCATGGACTTCCAATAAAGCCTTGGATTGTTTCCAAACATCGTAAACGTAGATTACGTCCGTGTCCCGATCCCATGCGAGACATACCAGCGCAGCCGGGTGATCCCACCCGAAATCCACCGCGAAGATTCTCGCCCAATGACCGGGAATAACTATCGGATCGGTTTTGAGAACGTCTTCATTCACCGGATACACGATACCTGTGCCCATCATCGGCACACCCCGGCGGCGCATTTCTCTTTCGTGAGACGGGATTGCCCCTAATTTCTGTTCCTGTTTTTCGGGAGTCATGTGAGGCGCATCGTCCCATTCCGCGTGGACGACAGCCTGTCCCATTTTCAAATCGTTTACGAATTGATGCACTACGTTCGTAAATCCTTCTTCCGGGGTGAAGGTCAGGAACAAGATACCATTGGTGGCGAAAGTCCCACGAAGCATTTGCGACCATACGTCCGCAGGCGGTTCTTCGTCACCCCAACCGCCGTCGATACGGTATCCCATGAATTTCTTCGCACCTTGCTCATAGGCACGAAAATAAACTTTCGACCACCCGCCGGAAACGTGTTTCACCAAAACGGAATCGTAAGCGTTTGGGACTCCGGGCTTTCTCGTAGGCTCCCCGATGAACTTCTTCGGAACCGCTCCGGTCCCGAGCGACCGGTCATCCGTGGGCTCACCGAAGATTTCACGTTGGCATCGGTCACGAGTCGTTTCGTTCGTGGTACTGGCAACCATCCATTCGACCGGCTTATCGAATCTATACCCTTCCCACCACGCAGGATACAGACCGGTTAAATGAAACGCCGTCTCCATCGCGCCGCAAAATGTCTTTCCGACCTGATTCCCGGCGATTAACGCTCTTTGAGCGGCCAGTCCACCGCCCAGTCCATGAGCATGGTGAAACTTTTTTTGATAACCATACGGCTCGTAGAATTCGAGCCTATGCGTATTCCGGTAATTTTCTATTTGCGATACGAGATTTGTTACGTCTTCAAGTTTATTCATTAAACTTATTCACAAGATTCCATAGTCGTTAAGCTGTTCCAGCCATCAAGCTGTTCCAGCCATCTCAAAACTTATTCACACATTGTAAGCCACGCATTGTTCACAAATAGTTCCGGTAACGTCTTTTCTCAAATGAGCTGAACGCAAGTTTTGAAAAGAAAGGCTGTTCCAGCCATCCATGAAAGGTACTTCGTTTAAATCCGCCATCGTCCATTTATCCGCCGCATCGAAACAGCAAGCCGAAAGTTTTCCATCGTGAGTAATGTGACCTTCGGTAAAAGCCGACCAGCAAGGAAGCGGATCGCGCAACGCCCCCAACCTTGCTTGATTCCCGGCCGTTGGCCTGTAACCCAATTCGCGCTCGCGCTGCGCGGACAGGTTTCCCATCGAATACAGCGGTAGCCAGTAATGTTGGTCTACATATGGAAGAATTTCTTCCACCAATTCCTGCATTTTATCCTGCTGTTCTCCATCGTATTTGATACTGGAGGCATAAAGCCGGCAGGCATATTTACCTTGCTCGCGAACCCAATAAGTATTTTTGAGATTCATGAGCGATTGAACCCATAACTTCGATTTGACCCCGGCAACTTTCTCGAATTGTTCCGGGTCGGCATTGTTCATGCTGAATTTCAGCGAATCCAGACCGGCTTCCATGCACGCCTTTACTGTGGATGCATCCGCCAAACTTCCGTTCGTTGTCAAAAATACATATGGAAATCCGACTGTTTTGGCATACGAAATAGCCTCCGGCAACCAACCGCACATGAACGATTCGCCGATGTAAAATACCCCCAGTTCACGAACCCCCGATTGGTACATCTCCAGTACGATACGTTCGTAAAATTCACGATCCATCCCACCGCGTTCTTTCATTCTCAGCCGGTGTGCACAGAATCCGCATCGGTAATTACATTGCGACGTTAATTCTATTTTTACCGATTTCGGGGCCGGAAGGATCGCATGACGATATTCAGGGGGAATTCCGGTTATTGCGTCGATTCTATCGGTAATCATTTTTCCTTTTTATGAATTGAATTGAGTTTTGAAATCCATTTCCTATCGCAAATATTCATTGCATCCTGCGCTTCTTTCCACCAGATCGAGGCCCCCGGCGCATCGCGATATTCATGCATCGCCGGAACCCCCAGCGTCCAATGCAGGATTTTCCCTTTTATGGAATCTCCTTCATCGACTAATCTATTCCATTCGGGAGGCAACTCTCCGATTTCATCCGGTTTCAACCATCCGAACCCATGCCAGTAATCTGGACTGGTTTGTTCCCAATCGACCCTCCGCCAACCGTAATGTCCGGGGTTGATGAGCATTACGCTCGACCAATGCTTGCATGGATAAGCAACATTGACGGACTCCATTTCCGTTCCCTTGAGCTTGGGAGATGTCGGTGAATAAACATTACGCTTGACGACCTGAACCGCTTTATACGGTTGCCACAAGGCTTTAAGACCAGCTATGTCCGTAAGACAGACCTGATCGGCTCCATCCGCGAATAGAACCGGGTCACCTGAATATCCAGATATACGAGCGCAGAGATAACGTGAGAAGGTGAACTCATTAGAGGCCCGCAAATTCAATTTCGAGAAAGGCGAGAAATACGAATTTGGATCCTTGATTCGTCTATCCAGAAGCGTGAATTGGACCGGAATGGATGCTCGCTTGATTATCGAATGCTGGAAAACCCATGACCCCAACGCTTCCCGTTTATCGTAACCGAGGAATACCTTCATGAGTGCCTTCGGCATAGGCCGAATTCCGCCCGTTTATGAAAATTTCCGATGTAAATTCCTTTTTCGTGTATACGGTCGGCATTTTTATACGAAACCGGATCTTTTTTACGATTTATGCTGTACCATTCGATTGAACGCGATCTCAGAAAATTACCTCCGACGATTGGCCGGTGTTCAATTCCCTTTTCATCGAGCTCTTTCTTTATTTCTTCTATTTTGTCGTCAATAATAGCAAAGGCAAACCAGGATGATTTTCCTGTTCCAGGCTCTTTCTGAGACCACCAACCCCGGTTTTGACATACTTCCTTCCATCGTTCGGCGTTTTCACGTCTTGCGGAGATAAATCCGTCAATCTTCCTTAACTGTTCAATCCCAACCGCCGCTTGCATTTCCATCGGCCTGACGTTGTATCCAGGGAAAAGAAATTCATACGCAGATGGCTTTACATTAAAGACATTCTTTTCCGGTAAGTGCCTTGTCCATCCGTGAGAACGAAGACATAAAAGCATCTGGTAATAATATTCGTCATTCGTGGTAATTATCCCGCCCTCCATTGTCTGGATATGGTGAGAAAAAAACATCGAATGTGAAGACATCAACCCGAAATTACCGGTTCTGAAATTACTATAAACCGCGCCCATGGACTCGCAATTGTCTTCCAGAATATTCGTGGAAGGGAACCAGCGATAATCATTGGGGTTTCCCAGCAGATTTACCGCCAGGATCAAATCCCCGGCTTTATAAGCTTCTTTCAGCGATTCAATGTCATAGTTCAGCGTGTCTTTGTCTATGTCAACGAACTTCAACGTCCATCCGTATTGCTGAAACGGAGAATAGGACGTAGACCAGGAAACCGCCGGTACAATGACCGTGCCGGCTTTATTCCTGAACGTATAGGCCGCAACCATGAGAAGGTTTGCAGAGGAACCGGAATTGACCATGACGGCATACTTGGTCCCCACCCACGCCGCGTACGCCTCCTCGAATTCCTTTACCTTCGGTCCCATCGTGAACATCCCCGAATCCAGGACGTTCAAGATGGCTTCTCTTTCTTCCAACCCCCAGGTACTAATCGCCAATGGATGCTTCTTTACAGGCTTTTGCAATTTCAGACTCCATCATCTCTTTGATTAAAGATTCAAAGGAATACTCTGGTTTCCACCCCAATGCTCTGATCCTGGACGAATCTCCAATCAGGCTGCCTACATCGGCGGGGCGGATATAATCTTTATCTTGTTTTACAAAACCAGACCAATCTTCAATACCGATATATCTGAATGCCTCCGTCAGAAGTTCTCTGACTGATCTGGATTCTCCGGTAGCAACGATATAATCATCCGGTCCAGGTTGCTGCATCATGAGCCACATGGCTTCTACAAAATCTTTCGCATGCCCCCAATCTCTCCTGGCATCCAGATTCCCGAGAAAAATATATCTCTGTAGCCCGAATTTTATTCTGGCTACTGCCTGACAGACTTTCCTGGTTACGAAATCCACTCCTCGAATCGGAGATTCATGATTGAATAAAATTCCATTACAGGCATACAGTCCATAAGCCTCACGGTAATTAACCGTCAGCCAATATGCTGCAAGCTTCGATATTCCATAAGGACTTCGTGGATGAAATAGAGATTTTTCATTCTGCGGCGGCGGTGTCGATCCGAATAATTCGGATGTTGACGCCTGATAGAATCGTGATCCGGTGGATTTCGCACCTTCCAGTACGTTCAATGTACCGATAGCGTTTATCTCGAACGTCGTTTTCGGGATTTTGAACGACTCTCCAACATGCGACATTGCCGCCAGATGGTAAACTTCATCCGGTTGAATATCTTGAATCAGATCTTTTATAGATGGATCGGTGACATCGCCTTCATGTACGATAACACCAGATGGAATGACTTTGGATTGCGCGGTTCTTCTCGTTAAACCATGAACCCTATAACCTTTATTCAAAAGTAATTCAGTTAAATATCTGCCATCCTGGCCGGTCAGTCCGGTAATAAATGCCTTCAAACGGCCTCCTTACGCTGGCGCACGCCCAGGGGCTTTAAATGAACCTCAAGCTCGACAGATATTGCCAACTTCCTCTCGTCGGCGCGAAAAGAAGACTTTTCGATAACGAAGAATTCCGATAATTTATTTATCCACCATTCCGGTGGATGGACCGTAAGGTGTGCATTTCTCCCGTCCGGCAACTTCTTCGCGGCCGGAGAACAACTGATAGTGAAAAACCCGGCTTTAATCATCTTGGACTTGATATGTCTCAACACATCATCCAGACAATCCGGCTCTATATGCTCAAGAACATCCGTACACACCACCAAATCCGCAGGTTCCGGTTCGTTGGAAAACTCAGTAATAGCGGGGTCGTATTTCTTGTTTACGAGAAGTTTTCCTTTACCGCATCCATAATCGAGGACATCTTCATATCCGAGTGCTTTGATAACGGCATTCCTGAATTTTGAGCCGGATCCGAAGGATCTATATTTTTCGTGCATCCTGATAAGTTGTTTTTTATACTTATCGCTAAGCAGCATGAGGCATAACTCTTGGTTTCGCGCCCTTCTTTTTAGCGCCCTTGGCGTGAAAGAAATATTCCCCCAACACAGACCTTTCAACGACATCCAGGTCCGCCAATGACATTACCCGGTCTTTTGGAATCTTGAAAAACGGGGATAGATTGTTGCCAGATATGCCGGATTTCTCTCTGGCAAAGTCGAATGCTTCACAATCATGCCACCGTTTATGATCCTTGAACCATCCATGCCGGATAAACCCGATGTAATATTTCAGGAATTCCCTGAATTTCTCATTTTCGGTGTCGAAACCGATAAACCCGGTTTCAGTATGAAATCCTTCCCTCCCCAAATACGAAAGACCCTTACCGTCGAACAGTTTTATCAACCAATCGTCGGTAACGGGTTTTCTGACAATACTGTCTGCATCGAGCCAAATAACTTTGCCATTATAATCTTTCAGCACATCCCATTGTGCCAACATCTTTCGTGAGAATCTCCATACATCGTAGTTATAATTATATTTACCGTTTACCATTCCATGACATACGGGCGTATTCTTGATGTTTTGATAGAAATTCATTGCCCCTTCGATGTCGAAGAAGTTTCTAACTTCTATTTTTCCATTGTCTGTGTCTATGTCTATCGGTTTCTCGACATAGACAATAATTTTACTCGGCCAATTTTTAATAACCGACTCCAGCATCTTCCTGGCGTAAGTCTCGTACCCGGTACTGGAAAATGTGGTGATTGCTAATGTGGTATTTGCTAACAAATATTCACCTTATAAACATTTGAAAGAACGTTCAACAACCGATTTTCATTTTCCCAGTCGTGGTTCGGGTACGGACCCGCTCCGGTTCTCGGGATTGCAAAATTTCTGTCAAATGGAATCTTTGGATTCAATAATGAATCGAACCCTAAAAGACAAATCTCTTTCGGGGACCATCGCTTGATCGCTATCAGAATAGCGGCCATCCCGGTGGAAACATTAGGATGACATGCCCCCATTTGCCTGAACCTGAGATTCCAGTAATTGCAATGCTCCAACGGGATCATTACCGGTTTTTCGAGTTTCGTTATGGCCTGAATAACCGATTGAGCGTCGAAATGCCCTTTTTTCGGGTAAGCCCAATATTCATTGGCCTCGATTTTGAAGAAATTACCCATTACCTCCGTAGAAGCGCAAACAGCATCGGTTCGTGAACCGTAATCCGGTGTTTCGATGACCGAACCGGAACCTTTGAGCCTCACCACCTTATCGAAAGAATCTATATGCGCTCCAAGTCCCGCGTTTTTAAGCGATGGGCCATGCCCCACGATTACGATATTCATGGTTTGCTTAATGAAGCCTCGTTCTTTCTTCCGATCCCATGAGTATGTTCATCAACTCCATTGTTTTCATTACAGAACCAATCAGATATTTATCGGATTTATCCAACATTTCCAGGATATCTCTGAAATAACCATCCAGTTCCAGCATATCTTCTATAAAGTAATGAATTGTCTGATCGGAAGGGTTGTTTAAAACTGCGTCTACTTTCGCAATCGCCGGTTCGACCCTTGGGGTAAGATCTGGATAATTGACTTTAAGCGCAGTCAACATTCCTCTCAAAGTCTCCACTTCTGAATAAATTTCATTTATAAGACTCAAGATACTCTCCAGTTGTCTTGCACGTCGGCGCAATATCCCGCCAGTTCATTGAAAACACGGCATTTGCCATAAACCAGATGCTCTCCCCCAAGACCGTAATACCACAGGGCCGGGTTTACATCCCCAGATCCTTTAGGCGGTTTTATGGCGTCGCACGGTATCCCCAAAGCTCCCGCTTCATGAATAGCCGTTTGAGTCAAGGAAACCACCCTATCGAGACAGGAAATGAAGTTTATGTGCCCCTCCATGTCGTTCATCGGGTCCGGCTGAATATCCAAAACTCTACCATCCGTTTCCCCATATTGAACGGAAAACCTGGTTCCACCCAGAGGCTCCAGCTTTGCAAGCAGCTCACCAAGATCGACTTTCCCATGTCTTGATTTCCACCCTACCCCTATCCAGGGCTTAGGGTATTTTTCCAGCTCCGACAAAAATTTCAGCCTGGCTGCCGGATCTGGTTTGAAAAAAGGCTTCTTCGGGAAATGGGATTTGTCTCTACGGTAAAACATGAATAAATCCGCAAGAGCCACCACAGGTACGTCAGGTTCTATATGAGACAGAACCCTTCTTGGAGTACACCTTATTCTGAAAGATCTCTCAAAGACCCTGAAAAGTCTGGGATGACATTGAAGCTCTAAAGCATCGTGTCCAAGTCTCACAATCAATTCAGGGATAGCCGACCCATATAAAATCTCATCTCCTATCCCTTGTTCAGAAGCGATTATCAGCTTATCCGTTTTCTGGCCTGTCCATTTGTTCACCGGCCCAGAACCAGGACCGCCATTCAGCCCCTGAAACGTAATCGACCAATTAGACCTGAATTCCCATCCATCCCAATTATCGAACTTTCCCTGACTGAGCCTTGAAGAACACAAATGCCACCTGAAATCCACCGGGAATGCCGAATAATCTATTCCTCCGGTCCTCTTTATAGTTTTCTTGAGAGACTTTGCAATTCGGTCAAATTTTAACTTCGAGTAATCTTCCCAATGGCAATGCCTTAAATCCTCTTTAAGCGATTCATAATCTCTTACCCATGTCTTGGTAGTGGGTCTAAACACAAGATTCGCTGTAGGTCATCCGAGGCTGTTTTATGGGTATTCTGACGTTAGTAAACACTTTCGATCCTGGAGAATATGGTCTGAAAAATGTGGAGATGGGAGGAAGTCTACTTTCCCGCCCCCAATGGGGGGTCCCCACCCCCTATCAGTTAATTCTAATAGAAGGGAATGCTAATATACTATCTGGCGTAGACATACGGATCACATACGGATCATAGGGACATCTACGGCTATAGCTTTCTGAGTGAGGGAGTGAGGGAGTGGATGTGCCATACCCATACCCATACCGGATGTACCATACCCAACATATACGACTCATCTAGACACAGCATCTAGTGTGTATCGTATATCTATATCCCTTCCACCTCATCTCTATTTCGGCTTTCCGGCCGGGTACGCCTCCATATCTTCCCGGCGTTGGCGCAGCTTGTCGGCGAATGAGCCCGGGCCAGCTAGGGCATCAACAGGTTTAGCAGGTTTAGCCGGCTTGGCTACTGGCTGAGGTGGCATTGTATGGTCAAAATCTGCTCTGTCGTGGCTCATTATGCGGTCCCTATTGGGATAGATCCGGCCCGGATCGCATCGGGGATTGCCGGCTTTGCATTGTCGGCCTTGCCGGCAAGGCGCTCAAGCACCTGGTGGGCTAACTCGGGACCGGCAAGTGAAGCAAGCTGCTCGACCAGACTATTATAGTCTGTCGGGGCCTGTGGAATTTGGGTGATATCCGAACTCGACAAAGACGGCAGCACTCGGTCCAACAAACATTTTGCGGCAGATACGGCGGCCGTACTCATTTCGAACTCTCCAGCGGCGCAGCCGGCCAGACGCTCGATTAGCATCCCGGCCTTGATCTTCGCCCTGGTTTTGTCCTGCCACTCTTTCGTGGACGTTAGGTTGCTGTTCCATCGACTCTTTTGTCGTCCGGCCTTTGGTATTCCTCGCGGCATTAGCATTTCCTTCTATTCTGATTATCTAATCTAGCTGGCATTTTGATAAACGGTATTAAATGGGACTTATATACATGACTCCCTACCGTTCATCGGAAAGTCGTGTTAGGTTCTTGACTCCCTAAGGGAGTTAAGTATACTGATTTTAGTAAATCAGACAAACCAACCGACAGGAGATAGCCCATGATTAGCTTTAATGTAAAAAGTAAGGATGAAGCGCGTACTATCAGCAAAATTGCGCATCGAGCTGTTGCGATGGCAGCAAGTGCTGGCTTTGAATATCCAATGATGGACGCGGATATGGATATTACCGCTACACACGTCAACGGTTGTCCGCTCAAGCTCGACGCCCTACTTGCAGCAGACGAGTTTAATTTCGCGCACGATGTGTTCGGTATTCGTTGGCATATCAATCGTGAAACCGGAAAGCTGGAAGATTTATTCCTTCCAAGATTCGCGCTATGAACGACAAACTGACAATCAGCACCTTCCAGCTTTTCAAGCTGTTCCCCGACCAAGAATCGGCGCGGCTCTACTTGGAGTCGCGCCTTTGGCCGAACGGCGCAAAGTGCCCGATCTGCACGAGCAGCGAGCGCGTTACGGTTCGTAAGGACGGTTACTATCGCTGCAATACCTGCCGCGAAGATTTCACAGTCCGCACTGGCACCATCTTCGAGCGGTCGCATGTTCCGCTGCACAAGTGGCTCTATGCCATGTACCTGCTTGTGACGAGCCGTAAGGGCATCAGTTCGATGCAGTTGTCCAAGGAGATCGGCATTACTCAAAAATCCGCGTGGTTCGTGCTGCATCGCCTGCGCGAAGCCTGTGGCGCCGATCTCACGCAGTTGCAAGGCATCGTTGAAATTGACGAGACGTATATCGGCGGCAAGGAGGTCAACAAACACGAAGGAAAAAAACTCAAAGCCGGGCGCGGCGCAGTCGGTAAGGCCGCCGTGCTCGGCATGCGGGAACGCGGTGGCAAAACGTTCGCTGCGCCGGTTACCGACGTAAGTATGGACACCGTACACCGCGCGATCCAAGCGCGTGTGGCGGTCGGCTCGACGCTCCACACTGACGAGGCGTCGGCCTACAACGGCCTTGATGGCTTGTTCTTCCGCCATGAGGCGATTAACCACAGCGGCGGCGAATACGTGCGCGGCAACGTGAGCACCAACAGCATCGAAAGCGTGTGGGCGCTGCTCAAGCGTGGTGTGCATGGCGTCTACCATCACCCCAGCCGCAAGCACCTGGGCCGCTACGTCAACGAGTTCGCGTTTCGCCTCAACGATGGAAACGTGAAGCGGCACACGATGGAACGGCTCGATAGTTTTGTGCATGCGACTGTCGGTAAGCGGATCACCTACAAGACGCTGACGCAATGAGCAAGAAGCCGACCGCCGTGCTGGACCGCATCGTGGACAAGGTTCTGTCCTATAGACCGAAGCCAAAGAGCAAACCGGCCAAGAAGCGGGCCCGCCGGAAGAAGAAAGCTCAACGGGAGTCATCTATATAATTCCCTATTAAATCTCCGACGGGCGGTAGTAATTTGCCGATTAGTGGCGCACATGGATATGGTAATCCGTGCTTTAATTATCTTGTACCTACGTACCCTATAGGAGATTTATCATGAAAACCCCCATCACGTGCCCGGTCTGCGAAGACTCGGCATGCGAAACAAAATCGCTACAGTGCGGGACCAGCCACGCAGAAGGAGAAGTGACTGCGAGCTGTACGCCAGAAGTAGCAGAATTTATTGATCCTACAGGGACGCTACGTAAGAGCGGCTTGCTAGTCGTCGAGGCCTAGTCACGTCTCCCTGCCCCTGCGTGAGCGGGGGTAGTGGGGCGAAGTCTAGCTACCGTGCCGGCGGGTTCCGGCCCGAGCTTACCTCAACTGAATGTCAGTTAAGGCGCAGCCTAAGCCACGCACGCCGGCGCGTAGACCGGCTGAGCAATAACCCTAGAGGTAAGGAGTGCAACCATGAAGGCGATCAAAACGACTTACAGCGGGCCGACAAATACTCGCGGGTCGCGAATTACCGCCTGCGATATGGACGGTAACCGCATAACGGTCAGTTACCCATATAACTTTTCCGGCATGGATTGCCACGCAAAGGCAGCTTGGGCGCTTTGCAAGAAAATGGGCTGGACTGGGACGCTTCACGGCGGAGCCCTGAAGCGCGGCTATGTTTTTGTCTTCGGCGACGCCCTGGGGACTTATCGAATCAAGTAAGACAGATTCGCCTCTGTTTGTAGGCTTGGACTTGTGCGGAGGTTAAACTGACAAAGCCCACCGTTTGCCGGGATCGAATATCCGGCAACTATCAACCTTTGGAGATAGCTATGACCAAAATCATCGACCGACTGAACCAATGGCTATTTAGGCCGACGCGCGAAATGCTTGAGGATCGAATCCGCGACTTGACCGAGCGGCTATATAGGGCTCACGTCCAAATAAAGCTCATGGAAACCGAGCGCGAGCGGATCAGGAGCGACCTAAAACAGCTATCACAGGAATTTGTCTTTACCACAAAACAGGCCGACTAAGGAGGCTATATGGACATATCAAATTTCGACCAGTTACGTATTATCGCCGGACCTTTCCAGTTTGTCCGGGTTTTGGAGCAGGATGGCTACCCCTTCGCCATTCCAGGCGGCGGGCACATGGAGCAGCATAAGCTCATTGCGCGGCTATATGAGATGGGTTACAAGCCCACATATAAACAAGTTTCGGTCATAAGGAGAATCTCGGACAAGGATGGTCTCGGACAAGTGAAAATCACCAATAAAAAGCCCCTAAAAAGGGGCTAAAGTACCACTGGGAGGAGACGGAGATAGTCCTGCGTATGGGAAATTATGCACTTTTTACTTATCAAGTCAAGCGCGGAATCCCAAAGAAAAGCCCCGGCTGTTTAGACCGGGGCTTTGTTTTTTGCACTTCCATTTCTGGAGTAGGTGTGCAATAGTCTATCTGCGACGAAAGACGGGTCTACTATCCTCGTTAATTAACCCCCCGTCAAGTCCGCCGGATCCGCCCGTATGCGGAGCCTCGATTGACAGCGTTCCGTAGGCACAAAAACGGGAACCTGCCGGCGACCACCCGGAATAATAACTGGCAAAACAAATACCGGGCGAGTGTGACCCATAACACCCGGGCCCATACGGTGACCCATTGGGTTAGGTAAATCGCGGTTCCGGCGAATGCCAGATAGCAGTAACCGGAATTAGTCTGCGAGCCTTAAAATCGCAGAGAGGGGATCATGGGGAGGCAACCCGTGAGGGCGCAAGCCCGAGGTACTGAGTATCCTGTAAGCGGCCTCGCTAAGCCGCCCGGCTTAAACCGGAGGAGAAAAGGGTGAAACTATGAGGACTATATGGTCGGACACATGACAGATGCGGAAGTAATTGATTGGCTGGAAACCAGGCTTCTTTTCATACATGAAGTTTCTCATGCCAGGTTACCGTTTGAATTGGCATGGCTAAATAAAAATGGGATTCAGCGCATTATGCGCGGGCTTGGTCTCCGCGACTGTGTTCTTCGTGCAATTAAAGAAGATGCCCTGTTATCCGACGAACGGTAGTTGATTTGGCTATATGGCTAAGTATGATTGATGACGGTTGGCAGCGTTCCTATTGATGTCGTAGACATCATGCAAGCCACGCAGGGTTCTAGAGCCTGTGCCCTGCCGGAAAAAGGGTGGTGGGGGCCGAATTGAATTAGAGGGTGCAATGCCATTTTGCGAAAAATGCGGTACCAGGCAAATTAAAGAATGGACTGATCGTTTTAATTCCGAAACAGGAAAGAAAGAGTATAGGTTTATTTGTTCTATCGATCCGTGTGGGCACGGTCTTCACGACGAAGAAATTACCACCAGTTGTAATCCATTCAAGCCTGATTGCATATGTAAAAGATGCGGAAAATCTTCTTACTTAGATGACTAATTATATAAAAATTACGAAGGCTAATTTGATTCTCCCAAAAGGCGAACCAATATATTCGGAAATGACGACTTCTATTGAAATAGAAGATGAATCAGGCGGTTGTTTCGTTGTTGTTCGGCAATTTGCCAGCGAAAAAAGCGGGAGAATATCTATTGACGAAGATGACTGGCACAGCATTCGGGATGCGATTGATGAAATGATCGCATTATGCAAACAACTTAATTCAACAACTTGAAAGGAGATTTTAACATGACAGAAAATCAGCGTGCGGTGCTTGTGACGACCACGCACCGTGGCGTATTTTTTGGGTATGCGGAAAAAACCGATGGAGAGACTATTAAGTTAAGCCGCGCCCGTAATTGTATCTACTGGCACGGGATCAAAGGATTCCTGGCTTTGGCCGCGTCGGGGCCAACAAAGGAATGCCGGGTCGGTCCTCCTGCGGATATTGAATTGCGGGGGATTTCGTGTGTTGCCGAATGCACACCGGAAGCCGTTGCGGCTTGGGAAAAGGGGTATTGGTAATGTGCATTTTGCGCGGAAGCCTTTCCTCTGAAATGAGGTTGTTGTGCGGCTACGGCACCGGCGACGGCTACGGCGACGGCGACGGCAACGGCAACGGCTACGG